TGAAGGTGTTGGTTTCCACACTATACACCTGTCCAACATGCAACTGGCAGGACATAACCGTTGAGGATAGCAGTGTTTTAATTGTTAATATGCCAAGGATATTCCTTCCTCAGTTATACGACATTTCATGTTACCCAAAGCAGGAATTAAAGAAGCTGTTTTTGGAGGAAAATAGGTGTTCCGATACGAATTTCAGCAATACAGCCTTTGCTTCATGGCTATTCCAGCATCTGGGGATGGTTAAAGACTGTAGATTTGATGAGATTTTACGCATGACAATCTCTGGGGAACAATCCTACCTAGAGAGAAAACTGCTAAACACTCCGGTTAAACTATGATAAAGAATCCTGAGCTAGAAGCGGCGCGCGATTTAAGCAACCTTGAGGGCATTGTCTTCACCTTCCTAACCCCTCGCGGTAAGCAGGAGATGGGGTATGCTGAATATTTAGCAGACGAGGAGTTGCGCGGGTGGGTTAATGACCTGTCGCGTTATAGGTTGGTGCTAGGCCGGATGATTTTCAGCTATGACATTGACTATCTCTCTTGTCACCCGCAGACAGCACAGCTAATCAAAGATTTGGAGGAGGAGCAGAAGAAGAACCCTCTGCGCTTCTTTGCACCGTCAGGGAAGGCGGCGCTGGACTTCCTAAACGACTTTGATTCAACGCTTTGCATAATGACAGCGTGTAACCGGTTTGGCAAGACCCAGACCATGATGATAAAGAAGCTCATCAACAACATCCCATGCGACCCTACATGGGAGATTTTCACGAAGTACGGGGTTAAGTGGAGGCCATTCCGTGGCGGAAAGGAACTAGCACTGGCTACGTATGACTTGCCGTTCCACCGCTCTACATCACTGCCCATGCTCCTGAACTGGATACCGGAACACGAACTCGGGGTTTTCTCTAAACGCTACAAGGGCAAGGGTGCAAAGCAGGTGAACATCAACAATGTGCCGATTCTGCCACTGACATGCGGGACAAACATCCATTTCACGGCTATGTCCCAGGGTCAAAGCCCGTTCGAGGGTAATGTGAAGCACGACTGGGGTTGGGACGAGCAGGGCAGTGAGGCTGCGTTTCTCGGGGCTGATGCCCGAATTGTCGAGGTGTTGGACGGACGGCATGACTTTGCCCTCACCCCGCATAAGATTGACGGCAGACCGGATACAGGGGCGGGTTCATGGATTAATAAGATTTACAGCAAGGAAAACACCTACGGTCACAAGATTGGTCTGTACAAGGGTCAGGTGTGGGACATCCCCGATTGGTACTTCCCCGAAATCAAGAAAGAGAAAGAGTATTACAAGTGGGTTACGGAGCCGAAGGACAACCAAAACTTGAAGCGCAAGCGCGAGGGCGATGCCCGTTTCTTTGGTAATTGGCACGAGAGTTCCGGCTTGGTGATTGATGAGTGGGATTCTAGCGTGCATATGATTGACCCGTTCGATATTCCCGACCATTGGACGCGCTTTAGGGGGGTAGATCACGGCGATAAGCACCCTGCGGCCTGTGTTTGGTGTGCCATCTCACCTGCGGGGGATTTGTTCGTCTACAGGGATTATCTGCGCGTTGGTAAGGTGCCCTCACAGATTGCTAAAGAAATCGTTGAGTTGTCTGGGAACACGATGAAGAAGGTTGGGAGCTACGAAGACCCCCGAAACAGCTTGGTGTATTCGCGGAATGAGGAGGTTCAGTGCGGCGAGAGCTTCCAATGGACCGTGTTTGATGCACGGGCATTCTCCCAGAAGCAGAACGGTGTCAAGCTCTCGAAGCTCTATGAGATGGCGGGGCTGCGGATGAAGCAGGGGAGCGGGGCAGACTCAGAGCATTACGTGCCAATTCTCAAGGAATGGTTTGTTGTTGACCCAGAGAAGGAACACTTCGTCACCGGAGAGAAAGGCGCACCCCGCATCTATGTTTTTGACACCTGCACGGACGTAATCAAGACGATTAAGCGGTGGGTGTGGGCAGAGCGCAAGACCAAGAGTTCGGAGCGGCTGGCGAAGGAGAGTCCCACGAAGGTTGATGATGACCTGATGGATGCGCTGAAGCTTGTAATACAGGCTAATCCTCGCTTTGTGGGCAATCCGCGCATGGGTGATAAGAGGTTTTATGACGACATGGATACGGAGTGGGAAGAAGAGAAGCTCATTACGGGCAGACCACTAGATGCTTCAACGGGATATTAAAAGGGGAACCATGATACCAACAAAAGACAATGTGTTTATTCGGCGTGAGGCAAAGACCAATCACGGCTTTGATGTAGAAATATCAGAAAAGGCGTTGACATCTAATCTCATCGGTGTAATAACGCATACAAGAAGTAACAAATTTGTAACTATTGGCTTTTCTCCCCCTTAATCGCTATGTAAAGATTCGCAAATGCGAGAATGACCATGTTCGGAATGAGGAGGGTGACGTAGCCCTGTTTATGACGGATGGGTTCGTAGAGAATACAAACTGGGTGGAGATTATAGATGTTGCAGATGATTGTGAACAATTTACGAAGGAAGACATCGGCACGTTCTGCTACGCACCCGAGGATAGCCCTCTCCTTGCGCGATTTCAATACACCAAAACTTTTTTTCTACACGAGTCTATCATCGAGTTCGTAACAGACGGAGAAGGAATGCTTAAACCGAAGAATAATAGGGTTATAGTTCAGAGAATAGAACCGGATAGCAGCGGCATCATAGAATTACCAAGCGGCTTCAAGGCAGACACCTCCCTATGGAGCGTTGTTTCCTTTGGCGACGGCATTAAAACCACGACAGGGCAGGTTGTTCCTGTAGATCTAACCATCGGCTCCACAGTGATGCTGAAGGAAGTCGTGGACAGACATTAGCTTTGAGGGTGTTGACTACGCGGTTGTAGCGGAAAGCGACATCAGCATTGAATTAGGAGAATAGCATGGCTACCCAAACAGATTTCATCCCTACAGAAGCAAAGATAGAAGTTGATGCGTCGATACATATCGTTGGGGTCAAGAACTTTGCAGAGACCACTAAGAAAAACGAGAAGATTATTGAGGAGATTACGAAGAGCGTTGATGACTATGATACGTGGTTTGTCTCTCAGCGTCAGGGTTTTGCGGAGGATGTTTCTGGTATATGGAATCAGGCCGATGCTGCCTTCCGGTGCTTCATTAACGATTCGTCGGTTCAGGCACAGAAGAAATGGGGAGCCAATGAACCGGACAAGTGGGAGAGAGCCACGGTTGGTTCTACGCAGTTCTATCGTCAGGTTACGCAGATGGCGGCTAATGGTTATGCGGTGCAGAGTTCGCGGGATATGCCGTTCAAGTACCAACCCATCATGTCAGAGAGCGACATCGAGGCACCACAGGCGGCAGAACTCAACGCACGGAAGCTCAATCTCCTTGCTAAGTGGTCGATGAAGAAAGACAAGTTTAATATTAAGAGTATAGACTTTTGGACGCAAGTGAAGAAATACGGTAATATTCCTGTAATGATGGAATGGATGCACAAGAGGGGCACAGATGAAAAACGCGTACCGTCCATTGACCCCGACAACCCAGAAGTTGTCACCTACGAATTTGAGACATCTGACGTTGTGCTAGAGAATCGTCCCGTTCTTAGCATCCTCCCCATTGAGAGTGTCAAGGCTGACCCCGTTGTTGGCAACATCCAAGACCAAGAGTGCGTCATTGTTTCCAGTATTGTAGGGATGACGGACATTGTTGCGGGGATTGAGGGCGGTTATTACCGCAAGGATTGCTTGAAAGACCTTGGCAAAGCCCAACAGTGGGACGGCTATTCAGGTTTTGAGAACGAAGACGAGAAGAAAGACAACGACGAGAAGAAAGACAACCGTGGATTTGACGATGGTGAACCAACCACACTAAACACGGGTAAATACCTGAAGCGAGAGGTGTGGATTAATGCGCCGATTGATGAGGGCAAGGGGAAGTGGGACGATGAGAAGTATGTTCCTGTACGCTATCGCGTCACCATGTTCGGCAACTCTGCCAACGAGTCTGTCATAGCGCGTATCGAGCGGAATCAAGAGCCAGGGGATGTAATCCCTATCGAGATGATTCACGCCAACCCAGATGATTCGGATCTGCTGTACCACATTTCTAACTTTGAGGTTGTGAAGCCAAACCTTGCGGTGGAAACCACGATTAAGCGCCAAATCATTGATAACAATACGCTTGTATGTAAACCGCCAATGATTGAGGTGCGCGGAGAGGTTGACGGGAATGACCGGACGTTTGGCCCCGATTTAAGATTGACGGCAGATAGTATTGAGTCGATAAAAGAGTTTAGTGTGCGCGACATCTCACAGCAATCCCTCGGCCTTCTCGACTACATCACGGAGGAGAGCAACACCGCTAACAGCATTGATAAGAACATGATGGGTGAGAGTTTTGGTGCGCGTACTTCCGCCAGTGAAGCCGGAATCATCTCTGGTAATAGTTCCCGCCCCAACCTCGTAAACATCGAGTATGTACTTGAGCAATACCTCGGGTTTATTGCCACCCGCTACAAAGCACTGTGGGAAGCCTACGGTATGCCGGAGCAGGTTGTTCAAATTACCGACGAGAACGAGCATGTTGTCCTCATCAAGCCCCGCGAGATTAGTGGCGAGTTTGATATTATCATTGATATTGTTGATGACATCCGCGAAGGAGCAGTGAAGACGCAACGCACCCTCACCTATGCCCAAACCGTAGGGCAAAGCCCGCAGTTGGCACAGAACTGCGACTGGAAGCTACTCGCAGAGGTGCTAGGCGAACAGATGATGGGAACCTCGAAGTTTGTTATTGATGGCGGTGACGGTGACGCAGAAGAGAATGCCCGCCGCAATGTGATGC